CTCAAAATTGACTGTCGCCATTTTGCCGCCATCTTAATAGAAAAAGGGTTACGCTGGAACGTAACCCTTTGATTTGTTTGGTGGAGCTGGCGGGAGTTGAACCCGCGTCCGAAATTACTACATAGTAATTTAAGCTCCAAAAATTCAATCCCTTACCCGTAACTCATTATAATTTAATGGTTTTTAATGGTTTTGGTTTGTAGCTATTAGTACCTTTTTATTTCACTTGCCGCCATTTTGTCGCCATTATACCTCCTTCATTTAGCTGGTTCTTTTTCATTTTTGATATGTAACGCTACCGATTTGGTTAGCAAATGATCGCCATTTCTAAGATGTAAAATACTAGAGTAATTTAGATAAACATTCTTATTGAGAAAATACGAATGATGTATGTTTTCAACGTTATTTTCAGCGGTTATTACTATATCGAAAATTTTTAGGCAAATTTTATCAAGCTCTTTTATACCTGAAGTTAAAGCAGAGGCATTATGAAAGAGGCCGACATAATACCCTCTACTTGACCTAAATACTGGTCGAGGAGATTGGGTTAAGGTACCTAATGTAAGAGTGTGACATATTCTCTCAAAAGCGGACTCTAAGCGATAAAGATTTAATAAAATTTTAATTTTATCTTTAGCGGTTGTGTCTTCTACGCTTTTACACATTAATGGCCATAATCTATCGAGAGCTATATTTATTTTATGCCAATCTTTTTTTATAGAATCTTTAAATATATTGCAAGCTTGGTGGTTGACGCCAGTTTTATATGATGAGTTTTTGTAAATTGAGTTGTAGAGACTAACCGGGTTATTTATTGATAGAGTAAACTTTTCACCCTTTTCGGTAAGACTTAATTCCTTGGATTGTATGTGTTTGAATAAATCTAAGGTGTTTTTGAAATGAGTGTAATAAGAGTCGGAAAGATTCTTTTTTTCGGATTCTTTTATCTGGGTTTCGGTTTGGATAGTTCTGTGAATGTTATTGACTATTGCGGCAAGTGGTACTGAGGCTGCTAAAAAAAGTAAGGGTACTTTTGAAATATTGTAAAATTCCTCATATCCACTTGCAGATAAATCAGGAGCATGCCCCCACCAAGCCCAAATCCCGTAAGCAAAAAATGAAGTAAAAGGGAGTATAATTGCTAACCAGAAAAGCTTTTGATGGAATAAGTTTCTGTGGTCTAATTTCAACCATCCCTTAAAAAATGCATAGGCTATGCATAAAGCCATTGTTAATGTGTGTAAGATTATAAATGCTGTGGAAATGATTGTGTGATTCATTTTCTTTTCCAATTTAATTTGGACAGAGGGTTTTTTGTCACTGCATCTTCTAGATGCTCAGGGGCAAAATGCGCGTAAACCATTGTCATTTTTATGTCAGCATGCCCGAGAATATCTCTTAGCACCAAAATATTTCCACCATTCATCATGAAATGGCTCGCAAATGTATGACGTAATACGTGAGTACATTGGCCCTTTGGAAGTTCAATACCCGTGCGTTCAATAGCCCGTTGGAAGGCTTTTCTACAGGGGGTGAATAACCTCCCTCGTATTTTTGGGATTTCCTTATATAACTCTTTTGATATTGGAACTGACCTATTTTTTTTTGATTTTGTTTTTGTATATGTAATCCTAAATTCTGAAACCTGTGAACGGTTTAAATTTTCTGCTTCACTCCAACGGGCGCCGGTTGCTAAGCATATTCTAGCCACAGTTAATAGATCTTTATTAGATGATTTTTCACATTCAGTTAAAACTCGTTTGATTTCTTCCTCATTCAAAAAAGCCAGCTCTGTCTGGGCAATTTTGAAGGCAGGTAGCCCGCTTAAAGGATTGGGGGCGTTCCAGTGACCTAATTTTTTTAATGTGCCGAATACAGCTGATAAATTGAGCTGCTCTAAATTAACCGTCCTAGGCTTAACTGGCTTCAGATTGAATCCATCTGCATCAACAATTTCACCCATCAATCTCTTCTCACGATAAATCGTAAATGCTCCAGGAGTTACATCAACAGCCAATGGATTTCCTAAGCCAACGCATATTATATTTAGCTTTGCCATCAGACGCTTAGGATCAGCAAGTGTTTGTCCGTACAGAGAGTGCCACAATTTAATTAGTTCTGATAATTTTCTATTATCTGCTTTTTCACCTAGCCAAGGTTTATTATTGACTTCTTCCATGGTGTGATTTTCATATGCAACAGCTTCACCTTTTGTAGCGAATTGCTTTCTTACTCGCTTACCATCCCTTCCATTTGGATAACACTCGCAAATCCACTTGCCTGATGATAATTTCCTAACAGTCATTTCAAACCTTTTGAGTAATACTTACAACTCTGGCAAGAATTTTTATTTCATCTACCTGACAATCGAAAGGCACACCGCCGCCAAGTACTTTTACTTTTTTAACAGGTACAAAAGCTAATTCTCGAATGCTTATTTTATTCTCAATTTCAACTAGCCACTGCCCGTCTGAAAATTCATTTAAACCATTATCTAAAAAGTAAAAATTACCATTTTCACGCAGTATGAAAGGGGAGATTAGGCCGTTCGGGATATAAACCTTGTCGAACATAATCGAACCAGACTCTTTCAGTTGCCCATTAACTAAAATAAAGCTCTTAAGCGTCTCAATATCTGTCTTTAAGAAATCACGCTTTTTGCCATTCCCCGTTGTCAGCCATGTCAGTGAAACGCCAGTATCTAAAGCGCATTTGATTACCAGGTCGGAGGGGAAGGTGTCTCGCTTTTGCCAAGTAGCGAGCGTATTGGCTGACATTCCAACATGCTTACATAAGTCATTTCTGATTGTGAAGCCATAGGCTTCCATAACCCTGTCAATTGCATGTGCTCCGTCGTTTTTGAACATTTTCTGTCCCGATGAAATTTATTTGTATTGACACATTTCAAATGAAATTGTACAAATAAATACGATTTCAAATGAAAGCGATGTAGTGATTCCTATTAGGGGTAGTTGTCACTATGAACCATTAGATACGAATGTGAACCAATCCAAAGGAGATTTTGCCCTATGAATGCACCCATTTCAATTAGCATCCCGCGCGTTTGGGTTTATCCGCATGAGTTTGCTTATCTCGAAAAAATGTCTCTCCATACCGTTTACAAATGGAAGGAGCACGGAAAAGTAGAAATCTTACCCAAAAAAATTCGCAAAGGGTGCAAACGCGCTGGCGGGAAAATCCAGATTAAATATATGAAATACAAAGAAGAACAAACCAAGTTGGCTCTTGGCCATTCCAATTTTGTAATCAATATCACAGGTGAAGATATTCAAGTTCCCGATGAATATCGCACGACTAAGCGCAGCGCAGAACAATAATGCACAAGTTCGAGGATGGGAACATGTACGATTATAAAGTTTCAGTACGCAATTACCTTGATGATGCTTGTCGCGCCTTTTCATTGGCGCACAACGTTACTGATGTTGCCAAAGCAGTTGGCATGCACCCTGCAACGCTGCGTAATAAGTTAAATCCTGAACAATCCCATCAGCTGACTTTGCCTGAGCTGTTAGCAATTATCGATCACACCGAAGACCCCACGATTTTGGATGGCATGCTGCGCCAGATTAACTGCCAGCCATCCGTGCCGGTAAATAACGCTAAGCCTGAAAACATGGAGTTTTGCGCATTAACGGCTGTTGCCAGTGTCGGGGCTATCGCTGGGGAAGCGATTTCAACGGAAAAGATGACCGTTGCACGCCGCAATCAGATTCTGGATAAGGCCAGCGATGCCATTCGTAGCCTGTCCTTGCTCGTCTATTCCGTTGAGAGTCGTTTCCAAACCATGCCGGTACTGGCCGCTGCTGTTGATGTGGTCAGCGCCTCAATGCCTGGCATCGTTGCGTGAGGTGAATATGAGAGAAATAAATGAAAGCGGCGAAACAGATTTTCATGCGTTTCGCCGTGGATATTCAAAAAATGGTGAGTTGCTTAGTGAGGGAATTGATCCTGCTGAGGTAGTCCCTGCGCAAGCGTTTCACGCTCGATATACATCTGAAGGAACTCAATTGTGTCCTTTGCCTGTTCCACAGTCAGACCGGTAAATAATTCCCCAGCCGTAGGCAGCGGAGCCTGATCTTTCAAGTGGTAATGGAAGCGAAGGCAGGCCAAATGATTATGTAAAACGTATTCAAGTTCTGCGGGAATGATAATCGGGACTTGTTTATTACTCATTGAATTTCCTTATTTCTGGCTGTGTAGAGACTCCAGATTACCATGCGCCGGACATGGATATAAGCCGGTACTAATGCGAGGTGTTCATGATTTGTTTTGTGCGTTATCTAAAAAATCAAGCTAAGCCCCCTCAGTTACCAAGTTTTGGACATGGCTGGATTCAACTGCCAAATGGCCGCAGATGGAATCCGGGTTTAACTACCAGAAATAGGGGAGAGAAAATTGAAAGCAAGCGATGAGCGCTGGGTGGCCATTCTCCGTCAAATGGTTTCTGGCCATACCACGCAGGCGCACAAAATATGGGAGAGGCTAAGCGAACATCAGCGCGGCGTCATATTGCATGCGGCTGGTCTTAAGGCTCGCCACTGTCGTTACTCGTGGGGGCAATTTTCTGATCGCGAGCTGCATCAGATAAAGCGCGGTCTGCAACGTTTGAAATGCATGGTCGAAATGTTTAAAGGGCTAGGTTCATTG